TTTGGAATTATACATCTCCCTGTTCTATCAACTGAGTCTTTGCAGTTTGAATATCCTGTGCGGTGACTTCTGGATGTAGATCAAGTATGCCCTGATCCGTATAGCCTTCCATAATCATCTGCTGAATGTGTGGTGTCTTTTCTGCCGCCTCTAGTGTTGGATGTTCCATAACTGCATCAACATCTTCAGGATCTTCACCAAGCAGTTCCATTAGTTCTCTGTCAATGATTTGATGTATGGCAGGATCTACTGCAATTGATTTTGCCTTTACCAATTGTTCCATAGCACCTTGATTGTCTCTTATGTTGAATGAACCTGGATAGTCAATGTCTGGCTTGCCTTGTAGGTCTTGATACTGAGCATACAGTTTCCAAAGATGTTCTTCAGCAAGTTCTAGGTTTGAACTCTTCTCTGCCAGTCTACTGTTGAGCAATTGAAATTCTGTTTCCAATGCCACACCAGATAGTGTTCTTGATTCAGTAGCTCTAACTCCACCAGTGTTTGCCATCTTGTCTATTGACTCTGTGATACCACTTATGTTTTGTAGTATGTTGGGAATGTTGGCACCATCAAAGTCCAACACATATGGTTTCAATCCTGGGTCTAGGTTTTCTGGCATGTGGATAAATGATCCAGCACCAATACCTGCTTGAGTGTCTGGTGTCAATACCAAACTAGGATGTGAGTCTAATCTAACTGATTGTTCTATTTCACTGTTGCAATTGTATATTGCTCTTTGTGCATCAGCAATGTCTGCTATGTCACTAACGCCAATGCCTTTGAACATGCTTCTTCTGTTGTAGGCTAACACGGCTGGGATCGTACCCAATCCGTTTTCTTCAACTATGTCTTCCACAACTGTTTCTTCAACGCCAGCATCATCAATGTCCACTGATGTTGTTCTAACATATTCAGGTGTCCATATCTTAACAGTTTTTTGATTGCCGTTGATCTCTTCAATGTATTTCAAATATGAAAGACTGTATCTACCATTGATGCCTCTTGAGTATCTCCAATCCAAACATACCAATGGTGTGATTAGGTTGAGGTAGGGTCTAACTTCTGCGGCTACTTCATCAGCAACTGTGACTGCACCAATGCTGGGCTTGGTCATGATAATCCAACAGTGTCCGAACACACTGCTCCATGTTGATACATCCTTCATGAATGCATCTAGACTTCTGTCATCATAATCACAGTCCTGTAGGAAACTGTTCACATCCTCTCGTTCGCCCCATACGGCAAAGTCTCGTCTGGGTTCTTCACGGAACAAGAAACTGTTGTAAACACTTACCACTGATTGACAATGATTGTCTAGGTAGGTGCTTCTGGTTCTTGCTAGATACTCACCACCACTTTCAGTTTGGTAACGAGTTAGATGACTGCCTTCTCTGTAGGCATTGCCTCCAAGGTATGATTCCAATAGGTATTGCCATTGGTCCTTGTAGTCTCTATATAATTGATTAGAGGTGAGCACACTATCAGTTTGGTTCTCTATCTCTTGTACGATTGTTGTCATGTTGGGTTTCCTATTTTATGCCCCCAGCGTCCTGGAGGTGGTATTGGTGTGTCGCTCTTTACTGGCCAAATGTAATGTACACAATATCTCAAAGCATCACTCATATGATCTGTGCCACTCTCCTTGTCTGGCTGATTGGTGCCAGGTCGGTAACTGTGGCGTTCCAAACTCTCTACGGTGTATTTACACTTGTTGTCAATCAGCAAGTATAGTTGTTTATTAGCTGTTCTCAGTCTTGAGTTTACACTGTTGATTGAATCTCTAACACTGTCATGTGAGTTGGGACACTTCACTGTGAAGCCTGCGTTCTGTAGTATTGATAGATCAGTTCTGCCACCTGCTGATGTCTTGCGTTGTCGTGATGCAGGATCAGGATAGATCCATATTCTGTTTGCCTGTAGGTAACTGTATCTTGATCGAATCTCATTTACCATTTCATCTGTGTTTGATCCAAACATTCTTATTTCATCTATGATGTGTAAGGTGTTTACATCTGTTCTCACGCCCACTGTGGCACTCATGGGATTGATGTTGAAGTCCATTCCTATAAACAACTGTTGAGGTTGTGCTCCTGTATAGGCTTGAATATTCTCGTCTGTGAAACTGTAGAACACTCTTGAACCAGCATCTTGGAATGTGGCAAGGAACTCCTGTTGGAACAGTCGCTCATCCATTTCTGATTTGGCAGCTTCTACTTCTTCCTCTGGTACTCTGCCACCATCCAAGGTGGTGTACTGAAAGCTATGCCAGTTTGAGTTATCAAGATGCATGTCATAGATTGACTTTGACCAATTGTGAATACCTTTTGGTGTTCCAATGAACAGAGCCGAGCCTTGACGATCCGCTAGTGTTGGTCTGGTTGCAGTCCAGATGTCTGGATCCATATCTGCAAACTCATCATATACTATGAAGTCCACACTGTATCCTCGAGTGCGTTCATAAGCATCTGCACTCATGATTTGTATTTCACTACCGTTAACCAAACTCAACTTCAATTCAGATTCATTGGTTTTGGTTATCCAGTTTAGGTCGTGCAATCGGTCTTTGAGTTCCTGCCACACAATGCCTTTGCCTTGTGCTCTGGTAGGAGCTATGAACCAGCACCTTGATTGGGGTATTCTTGCGAACCTCGCCAGCTCTCGCATGGCCAAATAGGTTTTGCCAAATCTTCTTCCACAGATTGCAACTCTGAATCTTTCATCTGCTTGGGCAATAGCCTGTTGTGGTTCACTAAGTGGCAAATTCTAATCGTTCCAAGGTAAAGGTTCACTGTTGCTTGCGTCTGTTCCTGAATCAGTTTGTCCAAGTAGATTCTTACCTAGCCATATCAGCATAACTGCATTGCCAGTGTAGGCTACTTCCAATTGCTTGCGCCTGAGACTCTGTTTCATTGATTCACGGCCTTTTACAAGTTGCGCCGTGAAATTGTATCTGAGTGTGTCATTTTTGATTCCAAACCAATCCGCTATCTCATGATCCTTACAACCAATAGCGGCCAATTTGAATACTTCTTCTGGTGGCACAACTATTCGGTCTCTGCCTACCACTGGTCCTTCCACAATCTTTGTGCCTTGTTTCTTTTTTGTTGGGTCTGGTCCAGGCTTGCTTTTTTTTGTGTCAGCTCTGTAGTTCGCTTGTGATTCTATTTGATCAGTCATCTCGATTCTCCTATATGACTTCGCCTATCCTCTGTGATAGTATGTTATAGCTTTTTCTTTTTCCGTGTTTTAGGTTTTGTTTTTGGTTCGTCTTTGGGCAATACAAAATTGATAACCCATGATACAAACTGTTCCCAGGTTTGTTTAATCCATTTCTTCATCAGGTATGGTACTCCCATCTTCTACAAACGGTTCTGCTTTTGGCTCGGGCTTAGCTATGCCTGCGGCTTGATCTCGTTGCCAAGACATTTCGCCTCTTGCAGTCAATCTCTCTATGACCTTTTGTCTTTCTAGTTCTCTTTTATTCATCTTTGTCTCCTGTGTGTTACTTAGTTGTGCGGATTAGCCAGTCTAGATCTCGCATAAGTTGTTCTACTGGTGGCTTTTCAGGTCTGTGCCATATTTGACAGTTCTTTGGGAACCATCCCATGTGGTAGCCACTTACTGAATAGTTTACTAGATTGTTCTCTAGATAGGGTCTGCTCACAAAGCCATGATTGTAACTCAGTTGTCTCCAGTATTCTCTGGTTTGACAATTGATGTGTCCTACTCCGCCTTGTCCAGGATGTGCGGCACTAAAGATAACAGTACCTCCTGGAGTTACACTGTTCCACAACACTTCTACTATTTGTTCATTGTGTTCTTCTGCAATGTGTTCTGCAACTTCAATGCACATCACAACTGGTGATTCACTCTTAAACTCAAACAGGTCAGCAGTGATAACACATTCCGGTCTAAGTGGATATGGTTCTGTGTCTATGCCTTGTGCACCTAAGCCAACATCTCTGCAGGCTTTTACATAACAACCAGTGCCAGCACCTATGTCCATCACTGGTCCACCTAGGTGAAACTTGATCCACACTGCCAGTCTTTCAGCAAATGGATACTCTTCATGATCTATAAGTTCGTAATCAAACTTTAGTGTGCTGTCTTCTGCCATCTTTTATCCCCCGGTGTTGATGGTTATTAGGTTATCTGTGGTTAAACTGTTCCAGCCTTTGCCTGTGTACACCTTTGAAATGTTTTCAAACCAACTTTCAAACTCAGGTGCAACTGCATCAAATAGATATTTACTGCCTCTTGCCTCACAAGCACTAGGTTGAATAAGATGTGCATTAGAGATACCATCCACATAGTCTTGCAGTGTGTGACAGAGGTATCCAGTTTCACCATGCACCTGTACTTCTGCAAATGCACCAAAGTGAGGAGCTATCACAGGTGTTCCACTGAGCAATGCTTCACACTGTACACCACCAAATGGTTCCAAGTATGAACTGGCAATGATCAAACATCTTGCATCTCTCATCAATTGTTTTCTCAT